ATGGCTATAATTTCCATCAAACGACGAAGCGAGGAGCGGCGCGACGGTTGCGCGGCCCTGTATGCTGTTTTCAATCTCAACCGCGAAAAGATCCGCGTGCCTCTCGAAATTTCCGTTAAGGCTTCAGACTGGGACGCGGCCGCCGAGAAGATCCGCGGCCGTGGTGAAATTGTGCGCGATCAAAATTTAATAATAGAAAACGTGCGCGCCAAAATCAATGACGTGCTCGTGCGTGCCCGCCTGGGCAACATGAAGCTCACAAAAGAAATATTTTTCGCTATCTACAGGCAGCCAAAAAGCGGGCAAAGTTTCATAACATTCTGCTGGGAATACATGAAGGCAAACAAGAAGGCAAACACCTTCAACACCTTCAAGCAGCACAAAAGTATAATTAAGAAGCTCGAAGCCTGGCGGCCGCACCTCCAGTTCTATGAAATCACCCCTGAGCTGCTGCGCCTGTACGTCGCCCATCTGCGCCGTATCGGCAACAGCGAGGCCACCATCTGGAAAAACATTACCGTTATAAGGGTTTACGTGTTGGCCGCCATGCGAGCCGGCTACATACTAAAAAGCCCTTTCGATACCTTCAAGGTGAAGCACCCAAAGCCGAAAATTATATATTTGACCGAGGAGGAACTGAAGGCGTTGGTGGTCTTGTATAACCGTGAAGATCTTATTAAGGTCGAGCAGGACGTGCTCAGGTTCTTTTTATTCCTGTGCTTCACGTCGCTGCATATCAGTGACGCGCGGGCCCTCACCATCGAGGCCATCTTTGGCGGCGAGCTCCATTACTCCAGAAAAAAGACGCGCGCCCAGGTGTCCGTACCCTTATCTGTTCCAGCCCTGAAGCTCATAGAGTATTACCAGGGTCAAAGGAAAAAGGGCCCATTAATTACCGGTTTGCCCACCGATCAGGATATTAACCGCAAACTAAAAACCATTTGCGGCCGTGCCGGTATCAGCAAGAAGGTAAGCGCAAAAACAGCGCGCCACACCTTTGCAACCCTATATTACAAGAAAAACCAGGGTGATATTGCCACGCTCTCCAACATCCTGGGGCACTCATCGCTGGCCATGACAATGATATACGCCCACATAGACAAAGAAAACAGAAGCCAGGGGATACACGTCTTTGACGATCTTATACATATATAATAATGTGTAATTGTGGTGATATGTTCGTAGTATCTTTGCGGTAAAAAACATGGAACTGAACAACATCACCACCCATTACCGCCGTCACCTCGCACGGCTGCCGAAAGCGTCAACCCGCAACGACTACACCAAACGACTCGCAATGTTCGAGAAGTGGACTAAAGAGAATGCCATCGCCACCGTTGAGGATGTCAATTTTGCACAGTTCCTCGACTGGATGTATCTCGATAGAGGCGTGGCACCTCGGACTCGTAACAACTACCGCACTTGGTGCAAGTCTTTCTGCAAATGGATGCAGCAACATGGCTATATCGCCAATGACCCGATGAGTGGCATATCGCCAATCAAAGAGCCGCAAAAGACCCGTCAGCCTCTAACAACAACCGTTCTAAAGCAAGTGCGTCAATATCTCGAAAGCCACAAGCCTCACTTCCTGCTCGCTGTAATGATGGAATATTACTGCTTTATCCGTCCTGATGAGTTGTCTAACATCAAGATTGGTGATATAGACGCAAAAGGTTATGCCGTCTATGTCAATGCCGAAATAAGCAAGAACAGCAAAGCAGAGATGGTAGGACTTAACCGCTCCATCGTCGCGCTGATGAGAGAGCTGCATGTGCTTCGTGCACCTAAAGACTGGTATCTTTTCAGCTGCAGATGCCGTCCTGGGAAGCACAAACTTGACAGCCGCATGTTTCGTGATCGCTGGGCGAGATTGAGGAAACACCTCAATCTGCCGAAGGAGTATCAGTTCTACTCTCTCAAAGATAGTGGAATCCGAGACCTGGCAAACTCTGCTGGTATTGTCATTGCTCGCGACCAAGCAAGACATAGCAGTGTTGCGGTCACTAATAAATATCTTCAAGGCCGTGACCGTCCGGTACATGCAGAGACAATTCGCTTCAAAGGCGCGCTGTGAGCAGTCCGCTCTCACCGCGGAGATGGGGAAGCAACTTAAAAGTGAAATTGGTGGTATTGTCATTGATAGATGGAGTGGTGTCGCAGATGGTAAATATTTCGGAACAGCTGTTGGTAGCACTGTAAATAAGCAATATCCAAGTAGCAACTCAAATTTCATTGTCTATATGACACCTTGCACGAAGGGAGATGTCATAACTTTTGGCACAAAGACTGGCTATAATACTCAGCCTTGGCTTATATGCGATTCATCTATGAAAGTGCTTGCAGTTGGGGCAAAATACAATAGCAATACTCCTAAAGCTCTTTCAGATTTGTCTATTACTCAAGATGATGCAGCTTACTTGATAATTAACTCTATCGGAGAGACTACAAATTATCTTAATTCAGAGACAAGTCTGATTCATCGCATCAATGCAATAGATAAAATAATTGCAAGTGATATTCGAGCATCGAGAGAGATAAAAGTACAACCAATGCTTCTCGGTAATTGTAGTTTCTACAAAACCGATGGCAAAATTTATACAGGTTCTTTTACTTCTATCGCTTATGACATCAATTTACAAGGGTTAAGTGCAGCGAAGGTGAGAGTCCCCGTTGCAAATGGTTATTCCATAGGTTTTGAGATGAGCGATGGTACTTGGGTGTTGGCTCATGACAACACAAGCCTCACGCATAGGGTTGTAACTTTAGATGTGCCTGCTGGTGCTGTGCGAGTCAAAGGTACTTATGTCAGCAATCAAACGTTTGACGGTTTCTTTGTGATTACTAAAGCAGAGATAGACCGCTATCAGTTGAAAGGGGAAAATATTGTTACACTCAAAGACAACCGAAATTCATTGCTGCCTATTGTAGAGGACACAAAAAGAGGAAGATTTGCTTTCCAAACAGTGGGGGTTATGGACTATCTCAATGCTTTTGATGAGTTGTCTTACACGTTTAGAGATTTCGTTAAGCAGACAAAGATTGGTGACAGTCAAACACCACTTGCGAGCAAAGCCGACCAAAGCATTTATCCAATAAACCGCTACACTTACACCAAGAGTGGAGCAAACCCAACAAAGAAATTTGTGTTCGCAGGAGGTCTGCATGGGGATAGCGAGGGATGGACAAACAATGGTGGCGATGCTCCGCAGAACATAGTAACTCTTTACTTCTTTCTTCTTGACATGCTAACGCACTGCGATGATGACCCACTCTACAAAAAACTCACAGACAACTATGTAATTGATGTGTTGCCAGTGATGAACCCTTGGGGAGTACAGAACCATTCTCGTTACAACGGCAGAGATGTTGACCTTAACAGACAATTCCCAAATAATTGGGATGCAAACACAAGTGAGCATAAAGGCACAGAACCATTGTGCGAGGCTGAAAGCCAAGCCATATATGACTTCATAACTGGACTTGGAAGTTTTGACCGATACATTGAGGTTCATGCGAGGGGTGAAGTGCTTATCCCTTCAAATAACAAGTTCTTTGGTGTGTGTGCAACTGATAAGAACGCAAAGTGCAGCGCAGCATCTTATTACATGATTTCAAAGTATGGTGGTCAAGGCGGTTTTACACCAGAGAGTGCAAACCCATGCCTTTATTCTTGGATAGATTGGGTTCTGGGCATCCCTGGCTGTGACATTGAGTGTTGCCAAACACTCAACAATGACATCTCTACAAGGCACTCAAAGTTGCTCAATCTTCAAATGGCCGATTATGTCAAGTGGAGTGTTTTGATGCAACTTGATGTGTTATAACAAAAGCGCAGAGCAAAACACTCTGCGCCTTCCTTATAGATTGCCAGCAATCCAAGAACGTATCTTACAATAAACCGCACGGCCCCATTGCTTATAGCCCTGTGTCCGAGGGTGAACACCATCGGTATAGCGAACGAACTTATCAGATGAATAAGGCGTGGAGTCAGCTTCCTCATGCTGATAATCATTAACTCTGTCAATCCAACAGCCATGACCAATACAAGTTACATTCGCATTATATGCGCCATTGTCAAAGGTATTGAGATATATATAAGACTCATAACGTAATTTGCGTTCCATTGCAATCGGCATCCCATCGCAAGGTCTACCCAAAGCAGGTATTCCTATCGCAATCTTGCAGTTAGGATAGTCGGCAAGCAGAGCATCAACAAAGGTCTTTGTTCCATTCAAAACTACTGACTCTGTGTCATTAGTACCAAGCATAACGACACAGAAATCAATGCCGCTCAATGTCGGGAAATTAGTCGCCATATATTGAGCAAATGAAAGCGTGCCGTTGAACACGAATGGAGAATCAGAGCTACTATTAAATTTTGCCCATGTCCAACCGCCATGGCCCTCATGACGATAGGTTACACCATCAACGACCTGCGTCTCTGTTCCGATTTGATTGATAGTAACATCGCCGTCTTCGGCAAGCAGCTTATAGGTCTCAACTGGGTTTGCGGCATTGCCATACTGCACAAGGCTGTCTCCAATGATAAGCACATTAAATGTTCCACTTCCTCCGCTCTTTGCGACCTTTCTAATCTTAATTGTGTGAGTACCGACCGCTCCATCGTTGTATAAGAATGTTTTTGCGTCAGCAGTTATTTTTGTCGTGAGAACCAAATCGGTTGTTCCAGTTGATGATGCAGTTATTCGCAAATGACCTTTTCCATAATCAACAATATCACTTCCATAAGTATATCTAAAAGGTAAGCATGAAGGATTATCAATATAATCACCTACAAAAAAATCGCACTGTCTACCTACAACAACATCTATGTAAGCGGGCAACAAAAATTTAGCTTTTTGTAGTGGTGCAATTATAGAAGGAGTTTTGATTATTCCTTTAAGAACAACATTATTAAAATCATTCTTTGCGCACAATAAAGCCATTTTCGAATCAATATAGCCTGCTGGTCCACAGACACGAACCCATTTAGCTCCAGCAGGTATTGTCAAAACATCTTTAATAGCAAAATTTCCCGAGGAACTTGTTGTTATACCACCGAGGTATGTACTATCATCCCTATCAGTATAAAATGCTAAAACATCAATGCCAGAATTATATTGCATACCTTCCACATCAAACACAAGGCGCAAAGTGTCATCAATCCTGATAAAGTCAGTTGTTTTAAATGTAGCACCAGTAACCACACCATTTACCAAATAACCAAGATATTGTGTTGAACCTTTCAAAAGGTTGATTTCACTTTCAATATCCTCATTATGTTTTATGACCACCTCATTGATTTTGTGCTGCACCTTCTGAGTTAGATAGGCTGTTTCTTTCTGCGAAGTTGTGCAAGTTGAACGTGCTAAAGTAGCACCTTCGGGCACCTGTATTTCATACTCCACCCCCGCTGCGCCAAGTTTCTTAACACAAGAGACAAATTGCTTCTTGTTGTTGTAGAAGGCAACAAACGCAACCGAATTGTTGTTGCTGTCACCAACTGCATAGACTGGCTTGGTCGGGTCAATTATCACATAAGGTGTTCGCCAATAGCCACCGATTGACCAATCCGAACCGTTGCTGGTCTGAATTGTTCCACTAACTGAAGGCACAACTTTCTCCATAGGGAATTCCGTTCTTTGTCCTAACTCCTTCCCCATCTCCGCGGTGAGAGCGGACTGCTCACCACCTTCTTTAAGGTTATTGACAAGAGCGACATCGCCTAGGTGCACACCACTGTCGCCCTTTTCACCTTTCAATGACTCTAACCATTCAGCTTTAGTCTTTATGGGGTTGTCGCTTGTTGTTTCACAATAAATATCATATGCACTTTTGCCTTGTGTCCCGCTTAAATCAATACCTCTATATTTGCCATCGAGAGTATTGCCACCCTCTCCAACATATAAATACAGCATTTGGTCCAATAAATAGCCCATTAAGGGACTTCCTTCTGGTGGGAGGTCTGCTATGTCATCAATTATTGTGTAGTTGGTTAATCTGTATGATTTGCGAGCAGCTAAAGCATACAAGGCACTTGCTACCATATCATTAGTGACGCTTCGTGGATCCTCTGCATTTTTAATTACAGCAATCAGGTTTAGAAGTTGTTGGTCTGTTAAATTTTCCATTTTTTATATCAATTAAATTGTTCGCTAAATTCGTCGGTAAATATTCGGCCGCGGCTGCCGGTCGTTTCGTCGGTTATCAGCTCGGTAATATTCTGTTCCTCATCGGCTGGAGTAATTACCAGGTTAAAGGCTTGCGGGCCGTTCGGCTTGCGGTTGTAGCTCAGTTCCTCAGCCGTCACCACCACCCTGAGCGGTTCGTCGGTATAGTCCAGGAGGTACACCTCGTCGCTGGCCAGTGCGTCCAGTATGAAGCGCAGCTCCCTGTTGTTCTTGAAGCCGGTAGAAATATTAATTACCTCTTTCATCGGTATGCGTGGCCGTTCCAGCTGGAAGTCGTCAAGATCCTGGGCGTAACGCTTATAACTCCCGCCCTCCTCATCGTCGCCAAACGTCGGCGCGATCTGTGCCTGGCCGGTAATATCCACCAGCTCGAAGGCTCCGTAGCTGTTACGAAACTTCAGGCGGCACCGTTCGCGTGTGGCTGGTGCCTCCTCGATGGCGATACGGCACGCGTAGTCGCTTCCGACGTACACGTCGAAAGCGTTAACGATAACGCCGTTTTCGTCGTAAAAATATTTTCTCACCGCTGCCAGGTTCAGGGCGTAGAGGCTTCCGGCCACGCCGTTAATACTCAGGTAGCGGCCGCCGGCAAGCTCTCTAATTCTCAGGGTACCCGATGCTGGGTAGAAAAACGCCAGCGGGTAAATTTCCGTTTCCTTTACTGTGAGCCTCCAGTCGGCCGTGCGTGTGGTAAGGAAAAAATTACAGCCGCTATTTAAGAAGCGGGCGGCAAAAATATCCGTTTCATCGGCCAGCAAGCGGCGGTAATTCTGTTTCGATATGCCGCCCACGTGTGCGATTATCTGGAAGGTGTAGGTCACGTCCTCCCCTTGTCCCTGGTCATAGGTTGTGGCCGCTATCGTCACGCTGTTATCCGTTTCCAGCGACACCAGTAAATCGGTGCTGCTATTGCCGGGGTCTGCCATGGGTGGCACGATGGCTTCCAGCAGCTCCGACACGTTCACAGGTGCGCCGCCGTCCACGTCACCGCTATAGGCTGGATTTGCCGCCGTATAGCCCTGGCCGTAAACTGAAAATAGCACCTTTTCGCTGGTGGATATGTTCAGCATTAGCGGGTTGCGCGTATAGGCGTGGTCGCTGTACGCCGGTGATAATGTTATTAAATCGTTTGGCATTACTCAGCTGTTACGTTATTAGTAATCAATCTTCCGGATATATTGCCGGTAACTTTCACCGTAGCCAAGAAGCGGTCGCGCTCAGCGTCGGGCGTGGTCATGAAGGTAAAAAAATCGTCTTTATTACCCACATGGTTACGCCTCCACACTGCAAAGAGCGAGTCCGCGTCGTTGGTCTGTGGTGCTATGGTAGTGTTATTCTTCTCCATGCTGCAAAGTTCGTTATTTTGATTTGCGTTGTAAAGGACCGTTTTAGCTGTATTCTCCCACCATGATAACGTCGTAGGTTATGTCGTACCAGATATGCTCATCGGCGTGGCCTTGTCCGGTATTACCCAGCCACTCAGCGGTCACAGTGTAAGACTTCGTAACACGGCGGGGGCCTCCTGGCGGCCAGTCCCAGTATGGATCGTCGCGCCATGGATCCTCAGGCGAAACACCCACGAACAAAAGACTTTCGCGCACCCATTCATGTGACTGATACATTTCTTCCTCCTTTGCTGCTATCGCCTGGCTAAGGTTGTCGCCGACAAATATCCACTTCCATGTCTTTGTGGCGTTACCGATTGCCGGGATATTCTGTTCAGTTTCCAGGTTTTCGGCGTTCTTCAGTCTGAGCGTGCGAAGCGTGATTAACACCTCGGCGCGTGAAGGAGCCGGCAAAGTGTAATTAAAGCCATCTAATAGCATGGGTTGGCCTTGCAGCATTACAGGGTCCAGGAGCTTTAGGCGTAGAATTTGCGCCGGTGTCATTCTCGCCGTGACCTCCACCTTCTCGAAGGCATGGCGCAAAACAGCGTCGTAGCCCTGCCAAAATCGAGCAAACAGCCCGTCGCTGTACTGGAAAAGCAGCGATAAAGAACCAGCGGGCGCGTCGCCTGGCGGCGTGATCCTTCCACGCTGGCCGTATGATATTACAAAAGCCAGGGGTGTTTGGTTCTTTTCCTTGTCACTCTCACGGCCTTTTATATAGCTGTGACGGTGTACCGCGCCGGTGATATAGCCAGGGTAATAAACGTCGTCCACCTTCAGCATGGGGACGCACTCGTCCTCACTGCTCAGGGCCTCCACTTCTACCCCTTCGCTCTGAGGATCCCACACCCACCAGCCGCTCACGCTGTCGGTGTACTGGTTATTATCCTCGTCCCATCGGTAAAATTTACCGGTAATGCGTTCATAAATAAATTTATTGTTCACGTCGTCGGGGCTTCGTTCATCCACTACATTGATATTATAAAGCGATTGGTCCTTCAGGTAGTCCTCCAGCCTCTCGTTGGTGGGTTCAGCGTTGTAAAGGCTGGTTTTAGCCGATAATTTTAGCTGTTTATGTTGTCCGAAGTTTACCAGCGGCCACTCGGCCAGCACGTCGGTAAGATTTTGCCGACTGTATTTGGTTATAATGTTACGCACGAGCTCCAGCTTCACCTTCTTGGTGTCCTGGTTAAGCAGGTACACCAGGCCAAAACGCACATATAACGAAGTTAAAAAGGCCTTCACCTCACAATCAGGCATTAAATCGCTGTAGCGTAAATAGCCGTTTACAATGCAGTCGGCCACGTTGTTCAGGATCACCAGCTTGGCCAGGTCGCCCACTTTGAAGGGGTTGGCCTCGATCTCATAGCCCAGCGCGCTAAAAACCAGCTCCAGGGCGCGCCACACATACAGGAAGGGCGACACGCCGTAGCCGTTGGGTACCGTCACGTCCATGGGCGTGCCTCCCACCGGCTGGCGTTGTGTGCGTGCTCCGCTCACGAGCGTGCCGTTGTTCACCTGGTTGATCATGCCCCAGTAAACCACCTTAGTGTTGCCGCTGCTTATTTCCTCGCGCTCCACCGCGATGGGAAACACTGCAAAGTCCCCGCCGTCGCCTTCAGTGTAGGCCGTTTGCAGCGTGGCGCGTAACGCGTCCACGTCGCCGGATCCTATCACCGGCAGGGTTAACTCATTCATTTTTTTCTTCTTCCACGCCTCGTAGGCTTCTGAGTTGTCGAAACCTATATTAAAGGTAATGCCGTCTTTCTTCGACGCGCTCACCAGATTAATAACTCCAGTACGGAAATAAACGCCGTCCACTACTGTGCACGTTTTATCCTTCATCGGCTCGGCTGCACAGTCCAGGCGGTGAGCGAAACCGGTAATTAACAGGTTGTGCGGTGTAGGTGGTACCGTGGCGGGTACCGTCTGGCTGCCTCTGTTGTTCATTACCGGCGATTTCTCCTCCACCGCTATGGTGAAGTCGTTGGCATGGTCGAAATATCCTTTATCGGTCTTGATTTTAAGCATAACGATAATAATTTAATTGCGTGTGAATGGGTCGCGGGCGCTTTCCAGCACTTCGCCCGCCTTCTCGATATCCTGGTACACCACGTAGGCGCGTAACTGCTTCACGGCTTCAGTGGCCGCCCTGAGCTCTGAGGCCGCCGCGGCAAGCTCTCCACCGCCGCCTCCAGTGTGGCCACCGTTGGCGAAACCTCCGCCCTTGGGTAATGAGTTGCCGCCCTCACCTTGGTACACCCTCTGGCGGCGTATCGCCTCGATCATGTTAACAGCGTCCACCACGCGGGGGTCGCCCATGATGGGCTGGGGCACCACATATTCCCCGCGGTGCACCACTCCCGCCACCTCCAGGCGTTTGCCGTCACCGGTGTAGCCTCCGTCGCTGTACCCGCTTACCACGCGCTCGGCCGATGTTACTTTACCCGAGCCCCCCTTAGGTTGCAGGTTCTTGATTTTGTCGCGCTCAGCCTTTGCACTTATCACCTGGGCCACACCTGTAGCGGTAAGCATGGCGGCGGCGATAGCTCCACCAATCGGTCCCAGCTCGGCAAAAGCCTTCATAATCGACACGGCGGTATCGGCAATAATCTGGCTTATTTTGATGGCAAAATTTACGTCGGCGTACTTTTTCTGGATCTCTAATTTTTTGTTTTCCTTCTCCTCCTCCAGCGCGGCGGTATCTTCGCCGTTGGCTTCAGCCTGGGAGATTAAAGCGTCGTATTTCGCGTCGCTGCTGTCTATTTCAGCTTGCTGGATGGCCGAAAACATCGTGGAGGCCGCGCCGCTATAGTAGTCAAAATATTTTTTAGCATTCTCGACTTGCAGCTCGATGCGCTTACGCTGGAACTCTCGCTCGGTAATAAGTTCGTCGTCCTTCAGCTTTTGGAACTGTGCGAGCTCGTGGGCATATTCATCTGCCCATCTTACACCCAGCTGCTCACGGATGCCGTACTCCTCCTCGGCTTCCTGGTAGCGTATCTCGCGCACCTTGTCGGCCTTGGCTTTCTCCAGGGCGGTAGTGTCGAGCTTGGCTTCGTTGGCCATCTTAATTATATCATCGTAGGCTTTTTCCGTTGCCTTTACTTGTTTATCTACTGAATTTTTCATTGCCTCAAGCCCTACAGGGTCGCCGACCATTTCTTCGATTTTTTTATGTATCGCCATCATATCTCTAAGCTGTTGCATTTGCAACTGGGCGATATCCTTCCCTTCACGTTTCAGGATGTCCTGCCGTGACTGTTCGGAAATGTTGGCCATTTTCTCGATTTTATTGTAATAATCCTGGTGCGACTTTAGGAGGTCATTAGTTTTCGACCGATTTTGTCCCAGTTGCCAGATGGCGAATTGCTCCTCGGTAATTTCCTGCTTATTCAAATGATCGATTTCATCTTGTTCCAATTCATTGTAAAAAGTTTCAATAATTTCAAGCCTTCCCTCCTGGATCTCCTCAGTTTTTTTGAGATACTGGGCATTTATGGCTTCTTGTGCAGTTGCTTGTTTTCTATGTGCCTCAGCCTGTTTTTCAGCAATAGCATCGAGCGTTTTTTTTTCGCTTTCGGGGACGGTTTTCTTTAGCTCGTCGAGCGCGTCGGTTAGCTCTGTAGCGTAGCGGATAATTTCTTTATTTTTCTGAATGATGTAATCCGCTTCTTTGAGGGCCTCTTTATTATCCTCGATGATGGCCATGTTTTCTTCGTGCTTGGCCTTCAGGGGCTTCTCGACCTTGGTAATTTTCTCGTTGTCGCTGTATGTGCCTGGCTCTGGCGAGTTGTTGGAACCACCACCAGTGGGGTGCGTGGTGCTGTGTCCATGTCCCCCGCCGGTGCTGCCTCCCCCGCCATTTCTACCGCCACCGCTGGTGAGTTTGTCGTTAAAAGCTGCTTGAACGTTGCGGTCGTTATTCATTTGATTTTCTAATGCTTGAAGTCTGGCCTCTGCATTTCTTCTTTTGTTGATTGCAGCGGTAAGGGCGTTTTGCTGCGCTCTTAACTCCTTTAGCTTATCAATACGTTTGCTATTAGTTTCCACGTCGTAAGTTTCGCCCACTCCTCCAATCATGCCGCCACGATAATTGGTTCTTGACCCCATACGGCTCTCGTATTCTGGGTTTGTATCAATTTGCAATTGAACTAATGCGACGTTGTGACGCTTTCTACTCTCTTCCATTCTATAGTTCAAAATTTCGTCTTGAATTTCGGCCATTTTATCAAAATAGGCCTGAGCCAGGGCTGCAGCTCTTAGATGTTTTATGTATAGTTTGAGCGCGGCGGTGTTGTCGTCAATCAGTCGGCCCTCCTTCGTAAGTTTACCGTGGTAGTCAGGGACAATTTTTTTTAGTGCCAAAAGAGCCTTTTGCCTTTCGCTCAGCTCAATATTATTGTCATGCACCATGGCGTTGAGCTTGTTAACGCGCATAATTTGCTCAGAAATGCTGCTATTAGCTTGCTCGTTTACTTCTTTGAGATCGTCGGCCGCTGTTTTCAGCCTGTCGGTACTGTCGGCCGCGTCGTCGGCCGCCGTCGCGTATGCCACAATGCCCACCACCAGCATGGTGACGGCCTTAGCTATTGCGCCCCATGGCGTGGCAGTAGTTGCAGTATCCAGTGCTTTAGTCGATACCGTGGCCGCCTTGTTAGCGGTGGTTAGTGCCACGATGGCGGCTTTGCCAGCCGTTACCGCTGTAGTGTACACCTTTTGTGCCAGGGCGGCGGCTGTTATCACTTTATGATACGCAAACACGGCCACCTTCATAGCTACCCATGCGGCCACACCGGCATAGATGGCGCGGGAACATGATGCGAGAATATTAACAACCCAGCCCACCACCTTAAAAATGTTGGTGAGCCCGGTAAAAAGCAAATTAATTGGGCTGTCGGCGCGGCCTACTGTGTCGCTTATACCCTGCACAAACTGAGTGAGCATTTCAATAAAGCCCTTAAAGGCTCCGCGACCTTCGTAGAACTTCAAAAAAAGTCCCTCCACCGTCGATGATAGTATTTTCATTGCGGTGGCCGTGTTGTCGCCCATTTCCTTATACATGTCATTGAACGCGCCTTTTGCACCTGTGATAGAGTCGCGAAGCTGGAGGATAGAGTCCGCGCCGTTAAGGAAAGTTTCGAAAGCGGCCACGCTTCGTTTATCGGTAAGATCCAGAGCGGTGGCCAGGTCGATGCCTTCGTTCTTCAGCTTCTTCAAGCCAGCCACCAGGCCGTCCAGATCCTTAACAGGGCCGCCCAGGGCCTTGGCCAGCTTACCGCTGCCATCTGCCAGATTAAGTAATATATTTCGTGTTGCTGTTGCCGCGCTCGACGCGTCAAAGTTGGCGTTTCGTAGTGCGCCCATCAGCGCGGTGGTATCTTCCAGCGAGAAATTAAAGGCATGAGCCACCGGCGCGGCCGTCGATAACATAGTAGAATAGTGCTCGAAGCTCAGCGCGCTCTTGGTGGTGGCCACGGCCAGGGTGGCGAGTACGCTCTCACTGTCGGCCGCGTCCTTGCCAAACACACGAAGGGCACCACCGGCCACGGTGGCCGCGCTGGCCAGGTCGGTGTCAACGGCGACGGCAAATTTAAGGATAGGCTCCTCCATCGCCTTGATCTGGTTTTTATCAAAACCCAGCTTTGCAAGCTCCGTTTGTAGCTGTGTCACCTCGCTGGCCGTGTATGATGTTGTGGCACCCAGGCGGCGGGCTTCATCGGTAAGGTCTTTAATACCGGCTTTTGTGGTACCCAGTACACCAGCCAGGCGGCTGTTGGCCTTCTCGAACTCCACGATCGTGTCAATGGCTTTTTTAAAGCCGCTTATCACGCTCATAGCGATCATCGAGCCCATACCCATAAAGAAGCCGGCCATGGTTCGCTTTATGCTTGCCAGGTTCAGCAAACTACCCATGAAGCCTTTAGCCGCGCCGCTGGCACTTCGGTAGGCCACTTCCGTCTGCTTTATTTGTCGCTGTAGTTCTTTATAGCGTTGCGGGTCGGTTGCCTTGGAGGTGTTTTGCAGATCCCGGCGCAATTCCCTTAGCCGTTTACTGAGCTCTGAGGCTGTGCGCTTATTCAAGTCGAGCCGTTTATCGAGCTCCTTAATTTTTTCATTGTTGGCCTTTATTTCGTTGCTGTACTCCTTCAGCGACTTTTTAAGGTTCTGCCATTCTTTCGAGCCCTTCTTGCCTTCAGCCTCCAGTTGGGCCATAGCCTTGCGGGTCGCGTCTTGTTGTTTCGCGAGCTCGCGGTTCTCCAGGTTTATTTTACGCATTTCCTTGGCTGCCTGGTCCGCGTTGAGCTTCAGCACCCACTCGATATAGTCCGGTGTTAATCTTGATTTTGCCATATATAGTCGTTTTTATGGCAAAATTACCGTCCTCAACCAGCTGGCAAAAGGACGTAAAAAAAGCACCGCCGGGGCGGTGCTCGTAGTGCTTATTATTAACCGTTGATTATATTGATTGGGATGAAGCCTTCGTCGTTAAGATCGGCGCGTCGTCGGTTCCGGCGGTCGTTCTTTTTAATCTCCCTGGCCAGGGCCTTGTGTTCTTCTTCATCCTTCAGCGGTCGTCGCAATTTCTTGGAGAAAATCGCACACAGTTCTGGAGCCAGGTAAACGACACCCAGTCCAGCAAGTAAGCCGGCGTCCCACTTGACAAACATCCCAACAATAACAGCAACCACCAGGGCTGCCGGTATCATCAGCAGCCTGGAACCTGTGCGATATGGATACTTGCTTGCCATTGTTCTTTTATTTATTAGACTAACCTCGAAGCGATTAGTTTACCGCAAAATTACAATATTACCGGTAATTATCCAAATATTTTGGCGTTATTCCTCGATATTCTTCTTAACTAACGCCGTCCATACTATCAGCACCAGGGTGACGATCACCACCAGCAGCAGCGCGGACAGAATTACCGCCCAAAAGGTACTAATTTCAGGATCCAGGGCGGTGTAGCCCTGAGCCGTTCCGGCCAGTGCAAGCAGCCAGAAGATTGGCCACAAGATTTTTTTAAAAAATTTCTTCATAACAGTAAATTTTATTTGTTAATACTCTGTTGTAAATATCTTTTTTGTTGCTCGACGAAGTTCTCAAACTCGAAGCGGATCCGTCCACGCACCTCATGGTAGAGAATTCCCCATATTTGGCGGTTATAGATTTTCCAGTTACCGTGCTTCTTCATGTCGAGGAAACGGATATACATAGGCTCGTTGCTGGAGGCTGCCACGCCTTGCCCCTGCTGTTGCACGTTGAAGGAAGGAGCCGACAGAGCCTTGAGCAGCGTGCCGGTACGTTGGTGCACCCCGCCACCCTTTCGCTGTACGGTGCGCATTTCCCGCCCTTGCGTGTAGGTGCCCGAAGCCGCGATTTTGCGCTGAGCCTCGAAAATCTCACGGATCCCGCGCTCGACCTCCTGTTTGAAAAACTGAACTTTTAGCCCTTCGGTATCCATCTGTTAATAATATATTCTTTGAAATGCCGATAATTTCTTGCCACATCGCTGGCACTGCTCATAAACGCCCCACACGTAGCGCACGTCCTTGGGGTTCCAGTAATGGCCACGGTAACGCGGCCGCCCTTCATGCACAATAACAGGCTTGTGGCCGAAACATCGACAAATAAATTTTTTACACTTCTTTATTAACTTCATGTGTTAATGGTAAAGCCCAGGCTCCAGCCGGCAAAATCGCCATAAAAACTAGTTTCCGGGATGGTGGATAATGTGGTCACGTCGAGCCCTGCCAGTGTCGGGCATCCTGTGGCCGTGTCGTCGATAATAATCTGCTTCAGCAGCTCGATGATGGGCTGCACCTGTTCCAGTGCCTCCACGGCCCGGGTGCGCTGCCTGTCATACTTCACCATGACGAAAACCACGCAGATATTGTCCTCGCTGTAATTGTCCACGTCGCTGCCCTTGTGGGGCTGTGCGCTGGGCACTATCCAGAAAAGCGTCGCCGCGCCGGTGGCGATGTCCTGGAGGCGTGGGCCCATGTCCTCGTCCACCGTCACCCCCATGGCGTCGGTAATGGCCTCGATGCGGGCGGCCACGCCTTCCCAGTATTCGCGATATAGTGAAAGTGCTATCATACAATTTCAAGCGTTATTTCTTCGCCACGCTTGCGAGCAGGCCAAAGATATTCATCCATGAGCTTGTAAAATGCCTTTTGGCTGTCGGTCACGCGGCCCACGATGGTGTTATAGCCCACTATCAGGCAGCCCGCCGAGCTGGCCGCGCTCGATCCACAATGAATTAAAATGCCCTGAAAGTGTGGAACATTCTGCACCCACGGCATGATGCCGTTATACTTCTTAGTGTAGGGGTATTTCGCAAAGTTCGAGAACTTGGGCGATTTTGCCCAGCCCACCCTGAAGGTGCCGTAGGGTATAGCCGTCTGGCTCTTAATTTTTACTTCCTTGGGCGCGTCAAATTTTCCGTTTTTGTTCACGTCGCGGACCTTATCTTCTACGGTGTCGCACACATACACGCCATTAACATAAAGTCGGCCTATCGTGTAGCTGTCACGTAGGGCGATGCGTTTAAGTAATAGTTTCATTTTCTCAAAGTTTTATCGTTAAACAAATCAAATTTACACCTGTACAAATAAAGCAGCACATCCCACAGCGGTGAGTCGTTAACCTCCTTCATCGGGCCAAAAACGCCACTGCTGGCCACCTCCATGGTAATGCCGTGCCACCCTGTCTTGTCGTCGGGCTTGGTAGGCAGTCCCGGCACGCTCTTAAATATCAACGTGAAGTCGATGGGCTGGCCGCCTATCACCACGCGGTCGGTGGTGAGCTGGTTAAATACCGACGTGAAAAGCGTAACGGCGTGAATGGCCAGAAGCAGGGGTGGCTCGTCGTCTTTAGCTTCTTCGGTACGCTTATACATGAGCCGGGCAATAGCTTGGAAACACTCGCCCTGGGTATCTTCCCCATTGTCGTGTATCTCTCCCATCAAGCCCACCGCCTCCACAAAGTCGCCATAAGTCATGCCGTTGAGCATGTCGCCCACCTTGGATTTCCATCCGGCAAACTCCGGCAATAGGTTTCGGCCGGTGGCTGTGGCGGGTGTGCGTTTCCCCGCTTCCTCAATAAAAAAGCCGTCAAGCTTGTCGAGCTGTGCGATAAGGCTTTCGGCTATCTCTGGCCGGTAGTCGGTAATATCGGCCTTCAGCCCCAGCAGTATGCCCATTAATTTAGCCTTAAAGCCGTCCTCCTCGATAATGCCGCGTTTAAGCACCACGGTAAGGAATAGATAGCCTTTATATTGGTCGGGGCTCAGTTCCTCCAGTGTCGAAGGTATGGCCATCGTTTTGCCTTTAAATTGAATATCTACCATAACCGCTATAATGTCATTCCCTTGCTCTGCACCGTGGGGCCGCTCAGGTAGTAGTCCACTTCTTCGTCCAGGCTGTCGAGCGCGGCCACCGCGTCCTGGAGTTGCTGCAGGTAGCGGTTCGCGTCCTCTCCCAGGCTGGCGGCCACCGCCTCGCGTGCCGCCTTTTCGGCCTTTAGTTTCTGTTTTACCGTCGCTTGTTGCTGCACTTGGACGATACCTTCAGGCAGCACTTCCACCGGCAAGCGTTCCACGGCTTTCTTCATGGTGAGCAATGCCAGGGGGCGGCGCGCCAGGTCGGTAAGGTATTCAGGCAGCGAGCTGTCGCCCTGAAGCATGAGCTCCAGGCGTGCCTGTGTCACTATCGGCGTGATATTTGCGGCCTGTACCTCTCGGATCATCGGCAAAAGGGTGAGAAACAGCCGGTGGCTGCCTATAGTGTAGTAATTGTCGAAAATCTCCTTACTGGGAAGCAGCAAGCCCGCGCGGATCTTTCGCTTCTCGCTGTTCTCCCACCAGTCGAAGGCGGCCGTGTCCATCACCTCGATAAGCGCGTCGGTAGCCTCGTAGGCCATGGCGCGGATACTCTCCTTGTCCTCATATTCCTGGAGGGCGGTAAGGCCGTGCTGGTTTTCTCCCAGCACCTTACCGCGTCCGGCGTTGCCGTGTTGAGCGTCGAGCGGTGCCAGGATCTTCAGCCAGGTAAAGAAGGCCACCGCCTGTTGTGCAAAGGTCACCGCGTTGCGCTCCGCGTCGGCGGGGTTCTGTTTACGGTAAAGCGCGTCGAGCTCGTTAACCGGGCCCGTGCCTATTATCGCGCTAAGGTTACGCACTCCCAGCTTCAGGGCCGGGGCCCATTTGTCGAAGGTGATATCGTTACTTATCACACCTATAACGGCCACCAGTTCCTCGCGGCCGTTGTTGTCCTTGTTAAACAGTTTCATCGCGTTCAAGTTTGTAGGGTTTCCAGGTCTTAAAGTCCTGGTTAAACGCCTGTATTTCGTCGAAAATTTCTTCTTTATAGAAGCGTGCCAGGGCTGTGTCAACCGTTATAACAGCCTGCTCGCTTCGCGGGTTGGTGTTGACGTTTGCGCTGCTCTCGATGGTGAAGTCGAAGTCGCGGCCAAAACCTGCCATAACCTTGGAGTGGTTCCGGAAAACGCACACCCGCCCGCCATGCCGTCGGCAAACACCCAGTAAATAGAGATAAACATCGGCGTAGCTGGCCTGGAATATCTCACCCACGTACCAGTCCACGCGCTTGATGTACCCCGCCTCCAGCCATTTCTCCACCTCCTTAACGTCGGTTATAGCCATGCACCAGGTGGAAATTAAACAGTATTCCACCGGTTGCTGCTTGACGACTGCCCGCAGGTAGGTGAGCGAGTCCACGTCGCCGAATGAAAAACAATGATAGGCCGCGCCGTGCTCAAAGTGCCAGGGCAGCGTTTCCTCCAGGTTCAGCTCCGATTTTACGCGCCGGGCGAAATACGCGCCTTTAGTGCGGTTGCATCCCACCTTTCGCAGTCCGTTGGGGTCGGGCTGTTTCGCCTCCTTTTTCCGGGCTGTGGGCGTGTCGGTCGCCGTGCCTGGGTCGGTCGCTGGTATGTCCTGGCCGAATAAGTTACGCATTTTCCTTCATACGGTTTTCAGGCGAAACGTTGCGCTCGGCTTCCACCACCGTGCGGTACAGTCCTATTTTTACGCGCTTTTCGGGGAAATTGGCGTTAATGTACTGTTGCAGCGGCTTGCAAAGTATCATATCGGGCACCGCTGTTTCGCTGGCGTTATACACTTTCAGGCTGTAGAGTTTTTCCGACCCGCTGCTTAATTTGTTCTGAATTATCAAATTTGACAAAACAGGATCCAGGCCGAAACCTGAAGTGGCGGCCGCGTCGGCCTTGTTGCTTATAGCGATCTGAGCGTCGACGAAGTCTTTAATTTTTTTGTCGATGGGCGTTACCTTCCACCCCTCGAAGTCGTCGGCCTCTGGGCTCCAGTATTTGGAAGTGTGCACATACTTGCCGGCGTTCTCCTTGCCGGTCAGCGACGTGGCAAATTTTTCCATGGCCGCGTCCTTGTATTCCTCCAGCATTTGCTCGCTGTAGGCCTCATCACGGAGGGCGCAAATTTCCTTGATGCGCTCGCGGGCCTTATCCCAGTAGCTCTGTGGGCTCTCGATGTGGTAACTTATCGCGCTCGCGTTCTCATTGTAGGCGATAAGCAGCGACGCGATCCCGCCCGCCATTTCCAGCCAGTCGAAGGCACCCAGGTAGCGCGGCGTGCTCATGAAGTCCTTGCAAAAGCTGTAAATGTTGTAATATTTGGCGGCCACCGCGTACTTGAAGGGGTTGGCGGGGTCGAAGATGGGGTACCGGTACATATAATTAGCGTCGGGCGTGGGGAAGTCACCCACCAGGATCTCGCGGGGCTCGTCCTCACCTTCAGGCGGGTAAACCAGTCGCGCCTTCTGGTAGGGTATGTGCTCCAGCCTCACCAGGCGGCCACGGCCGCCGGTGCGCGGGCCGCGGTTACGTATGAACTTCACAAAAAAGCCCTGCATGTGTGTGAGATCCACCAGGCACCGGTGCAAAAATGTGGTGTAGTCCCAGCCCTCCAGCTCGCGGGTGACTTCTTCGTCGAGCACCCAGCGGCGGTAAAACATATTTTGCGCCTCGTCGATGCTGTCCTCATAGAGGCGGGGGCCCTCGCCCCACTGAAGGCCGGCGATCTTGCCCATAATGCCCTCACCGGCGTAGAACTTGTCCAGTAGGCGCATAACGTCGCCCGGCAGGTCGTTGTTGTCGCCCATGGGCACGATGTCAACGCCGTTAACTGATAATTTACGCTGAAAATAGGTGCCCCGCCCTGTCAGCATTATGCTGGAGGGTGACCACCCGCGGCCTGTTCCTCCGATACTGAAGGAAATAAGCCCCTTATCTGTCTGGGTGTCGATAATTCCAAAATTACCGCTTCTTCTTATCTTCATAACGATATATTAAAATGTGACCTTACGGCCGTTAAATTCCACAATTAGGCACTGCCAGCAGTTGCGCGCGCGTCCGGTGGAGGTGTCAGTAAAAAAAACCTTGTGGCTGGCGTTGGCGATCTTCTCGTCGCTGGTCTTTTGCCTTATCCGGGCTTTAGGCACCACGCACAGGTCGCCGCCACGGTGGGTGGCGCGGTTCCATTTCCTGAACTTCAGGGAAAAGGTGCCGCCCGCCACGCTGATCTCCTTCATACGGTCCACCGCCTGGTACAGGTTTATTTTTGCCGCTGCTCCCATTTCTCGTTAAGTTTTCGGAGCCGGTAAATTAACCAGGCGCAAAACACCAGGGCCGCCAGGCTCAGGGCCACCGGCACGCCCACGGCCACCGCCGTGTCTATCGCGCTCAGTACGTTACCGCCGGCCTCAGTCTGCGACGTTGTTTCTTTCGCGCTCTGGTGCTTAGTGGTATCGGCGGCGGCGGTGGTAGTTTGCTGGGAGGTGCTGCTCCCCTGTGACGCTGCCTGGACCGCCTGAGTATTCGCGCTGCTGCTTGTCTCAGCCGTGTGGCGGCTGCCTCTAACCGAGCTAACTCTTCCCGCGTCGTCGTAACTGAATATGTAAAAGATACTATCGCGGCCGGCGTGGGTGACGCGGGCACTGTCTGAGAATACGGCAACAAAATCGGTTTTTGCTGTATCTGCTTTAACTGTTGTTTCAAGCGTTTCAACTCTCGAGTGCGTGCCCGCCTCTGTAGCAGTAACGTGCTTGTGAGTGCGGCACCCAGCCCCAGCAAGAAGGAGCAAAGCGCAACAAAGTAAAGTGCCATATCTTAAAATTTTATTTCTCATTTTTCACGCTGTATTTTTGACGGTTCGGACAATTAACGTTACCACATAGCAGGGTGCGCGTGGCCGCCAGCTGCCGTTGTAGGCTCTGGATCTGCCGTTTTATGTTGCTCAGCTCGCGGTCGCGCGCCTCGAGCTCGATCTGCAGCTTCTCGGCCACGTCTTGCCACCGCTGGCGGTCGGCGTTCAGGTCCTCGATAACTCCGCGGTAAACCTCTTGCGCGCTTTTCATCGCGTCGGCCTCGTGCTGCTTCCTCATCGACTTGATGGTAAACAGCCAGCCCAGGCCGCCGCCGCTCAGCAATGTAACCAGATTGGTGATAATGACCACCCAAATATTAGTTTCTTCCATTTCTAAAATCAATTATTACACCACAAAATTACGGCTTACCTGTATAGGCAAAAAGGACAAAAAAAAGGGCGCGGCCATCCACTGGTCGCGCCCTTCCACTTTCGGTAGGATTGCTTAACTAATTAAATCTAATTCTAATATTCTGAGATCAACTACAAAGCAGGTCGTCGTCGTCCACGTCGTTGATGGCCAGTAAATCCATCTTCAGCGACGTGAGGGCGCGCGCCTGTTCCAGGTTTTGGAGTGGGTCGCCTTCCTCATCAAGAAGCAAGCGGTCGCGAACTTCGTCAATTACTCGAGTGTACATGGCCACGGGGCCGTTCTTTTGCACCTGCAGCTCTTTAAGCACGTCGATAGCCTGGTCGGTGAGCTGAAGGCCTTTGATATTGATGTTACTATTATTCATTTTGTTTTTGTTTTTGTTTTTGGTGGCCTGTCCAGTGGGCTGCCATGGGCGCGCCCACCTTGCGAGGCCTGGTTGTTACTATATAAATTTAATTTCTCCGTTTTGTACGGTGGCCCTTACAGGGTGCACCGTGAAAAATAGCAGCGTCACTTCCTTATATGTCGGGTTTTTTCCGGCCCAGTAAAACGCCGTTATCAATGATCCACGGCAACGCACTTTTATACCGTGGGCACCCGATAGGGCCTTGGCCTTGCTGGCTGTCAACTCAACAAACTGGGCAAGGCCCTGGTCGGTGTCTATGGCTGTACCGTCCACTTGGGCGGCCCATTTCCTGAACTCATTAAAGCCCGCCGGCGGGGTGGTGCTACGCTGTTTAATGCCATCACCACCCTGGGCGAAAGTCGCCGGACGTTCTTTAGCTGCAAAGGAAAGTTTAATAAAAAATTTCATTTTATTAACGGCACAAATGAACTGGTGCAAAGATAGTAAAAAATTCCATACACAGGAATTATTTACCTTATTTTTTACTCTCCAGTATTATAGTAGCGTGGCGGGTTCCACAAACGCTGGTTAAAGTCGTGGGGGGTAATACGGAAATCGGTAAAACGCGAGTTATATTCCGGATCCCGCTCCAGCTCTGGCAGCCGCTCGGTGGCAAAGTCCAGGCAGCACGAGAAAAGCAGGGCAAAACGTTCTTTTGTGCCTCTCATCCGCGCCGACACCGTGTAGCGCACTTCCTTCTGTTTCTTCGGTCTGCTCATTTGCTGGCCCCTCCTGTGGCGTTCTCTCCAGTCATGTGTAGGCGGCCGTCGCTCATAGCTGTGAGCGTGCCGCGTATCACCTTAATGCTCATGCGTAAAACGGTGTTACTGCTCAGCAGGGTAGCTTGCCCGGCTGTTACTTCAATCTGTTCGGTTTGGTAGGCTTTCACCTCGAAGGGCTTTGTCCGCGGGTACTGCTCGTTGAGCATGGCCACAGTGTCGGTAATGTCCTTCAGCATGGTCTTGAACGGTTCAATGCCGCCCACGATACGGCCCTCAAATTTTCCCTTTACTAAGGCTTGAAGCTCGCGGCCTTTGTTGTTGGTGCTGCTGAATGTCTGCACGCTGTCGATGAAATAACGTTTATCGTTCATAGCTTGCTGGCCCCTCCTTTGGCGATGTCGATAGTGGCCAGGGTGGCCAGGTGGAGTGCCCACGCCATGACGGTGGCGGCCATCAGCGTGGGGTGGTCGCCGGTAGCCTGGTAAAGCATGACGGCCACGAAGGCCACCACGCCCAGGGCGATGTTGATGGTTGGGGTTAATAACTTCGGGGCTTTCTTGGTAAGCTCCTTAACCAGTACCAGCACCATGGCCGGCACGCTCGCGGTTCTCAATGAAATTGTCTTCATTTCCTTGATGTTTACAGCAATTAAACAATTGGCAGAAACAAAAAACGGCTGCCGTTTCCGTTGCTGTAAACATCAAGGAGTCTCGCCAAGCGAGCGTTAATGTTACGGAAAGGCAGCCTATATGGGCTAGCACGGGCACAAAAAAAGCCCGATAAATAGTCGAGCGGTTATCCGACGCTCACACGGCATGGACTGACCATGATGTTTACAGCACAGCAAAGATAATGCAAAATCTCGGAATGTCAATAACTGACACCCCGAAAAATGCAGAAATATGTTGTAAAACATATATTTTTGCTTAAAAAAGTGACATTTGGTTTCTTATTTCGTCTATTTCGTCAACCAAACCAAGAACCTTTGGGCGTAGAGTGTTGATTTTCTGCCTGTGCTTTTCCAGCTTCATTGGTTCCATATCCAGCATGTCAATGTAAAGCATTATTAAACGCAAGGCTTTGTCGTTTGGATTTGACGAATAGAGCACACGCATATTATCAATGGTGGACTTAGCATCGGCCTCTATTGCTTCGAGGTCGGTCTGTGCCTCTTTTAGCAGACGCTCACGGTCTCTTGCAAGTGCCATATAGCCACCAGCAAGGTCTTTATCCAAATGCCATTGGATATTGTCACGACGCATCCGCTTGAAGCGGTAGTCGTTCACCTGGTCGATGATTTTAATGATTTCAGTTTTCTCCATAATTCAATATCTGTTTAAGTTCTTCTTCGTAGATTATGCGGATGTCGTGTCCTTTGGCACGCAAATCCTCAATTTTCTTCACCTTTGCAGGTCCAGCACCTTGCCCCATAACGACCACATTAGTTCGTGGAGATATTGAAGTGTTCATGTCCGCACCCAGAGCTTGCAAGTGTTTTCCCAACTCATTGCGATTGGGGTATGCCGAGAAAGTGCCAGTGATGACCACCTTGGCGTGGAAGAACGGTGTTTCCTTGTTCTGAACTTGTTCGTCTGCCAAGGGGACGAGCGTACTGTGGTCATATTTCTTGGCACCAGCCTGAGCGATGACCGCTTTAAGTCCACCTTTAAACGTGGTCGCCATGATGTCGCCTTGGCATGCAAGGAATACCTTGGCGCAAGATAAAGCATCATCAAGAGCATCATGATGTGTACCCATATTGATGCCAAACTTTGCACAGCAAGCAGTAAGCGACAAACCAGTCATTTCAAATGTGCAGTAGTTATGGGTTGTGTCTATGCCTGTAAGTCCATAATGATCCATGCAACGCTTCATTATGGTAATGTCTGCTCCGCGGTTGTGGCACACTATAGGAAGTGAGCCAATAAGTTCAGCCACCTGTGGAAAAAGTTGGGCGAATGTGGGTGCCGTAGCAACCATTTCGAGTGTAATGCCGTGAATGTAGGTATTGGTCTGTTCACGGTCATCAGGAATGGGTTTGATCAGCGAGTAAAACTTCTGCTGAACAATACCGTCTTTCACTCTAACCAGTCCGATAGCGCAAGCACTGGTACGCTCTGGGGTCATCGTCTCGAAGTCGATGGCTACAAAATTGGTAGTTTTCATTTCAATAAAAACGGCTCACACCTTGGGAGGGCATTCCCTCAGTGTGAACCTTAAAAACAGCTGTTATTTTTTTAGCCTTTACCGCATGCCCTCAGTAATTAGCTAAAAGTTAGTTTTACTTTGCAAAGGTATGAAAATATAATTGCCTGAATGGTGCAAAAATACGAAAAAATCACTTTTGGCGTGCAAAATATGACGGTAAACGCCAAAAAAAGTGGGGTTAAGTCGCTTTTTTGAACTGTGTAAAAAAATCCGCAAAAATGCGGATTTGCAGGGTAGAACATATTATTTGTTCGATTAATAGCAGAGATTTTAATCGGCCATCATTCTAGTGCTGACACGATTTGTTGCAACCAAATCATCAACTTTAAGTTTGGATTGGCAACATTCTTTTTTTATAAATTCTTTGTCATTAATAATGTCACTACGGAACCGTTGTGCTTTATTACGTATTTTTATCACAAAAACCAGATAGTTCAAGCAAATAAATAGAATGTACAAAGGCAACATAAAATTCCACAGCAAACAAAAATCAATAATCTTATAAAAATAATTAAAAACAACAGCACCGATTATTGATATTGCACACAAAACAACAAAAGCTATTAGAGTGTGTCGTAAAGAAGGGAAATCAAGAAACCCAAGAAATGGTTTTGATTTTTCACCAAAAGACCATCCTAACAGCAAATAAAATATGACCGAAAGTGTAAAACAGCCACCAAAAGCCTTCACAAAATCAACGGAATTTTTTTCAAAACCTCCAAGCAACAGCAACAGAACACCAGAAACAAAAATCATCAAGCACAACGCTGACATACTTTTAACTTGGCAGACACAAATTAACTCCTCATCTTTTTCTGATTTAATAGAATCAATTTTTTTGATTAAAGATTCACGTTCACGCTTAGCTTCTTCTATAATGTCAAAAGTATTATTCCCATTAATGTCAATAGGCTTAATAGAATCTAGAGTCTCCATGTCTGCCAAAGAGTTCTTACATTCTTTAAAAGATTGTGCAATAAAATCTTTGAATCGGAATACCCTTTCGCATAATTGGCTTGTAAAAGACTTAACGTATTCTATTGCAACAAATGCAATAGAGAGAGTCGCCATTAATTGAATTATAGGAGAAAAATCATTGATGGCCATCATTGAACAATTTAATGATATCTATTTCTTCTGCATCTGCTCTTTCAAAAAGAGAATCAAAGAAAAGTGCAGTGTCTGAAGCTAACACTGGATTATTAAAATTACACTCAGCTGTACGTTTTTCAACATCAGTCTCAATGCGATATGCCTTTTCGTCCCCCACTGTAAAATGAACCTCCTTTTTTTCTGGATCATTCGTTAAATATGGACGAGCTGGAGTTCTTTTAACAAAAACTGGTTTCCCTTGGCTTTTATAGTAAGCCAACCTTTTGTAAAGATTTGAAACTTTGGCTTTATTCTCATCAAACGCATTCAAAAGAATATAGAGTTTACCTCCCCTCTCTATAAATTCACTCAAAGCAATGATGTAGGCTGGTTGATTGCCTACATGCTCACAGAGACATCCTGCAAAAATCCTTAGTGTGCTTTGAGATATCTGAAAAATCTTGATTAAAACAGAAACAGCGTGATCTTCATTGGAATTAAGAAACGTTCTGTTTTCCCTTTTTTCAGCTACAGTTTGCAGGAATTTTTCATATTTCAAATCTGTTGCCATTGTCTTTTATAAAAATGCAGATTAAATATTGTAGTACATTAGTTAGAGGTGCTACTCTATATCAAAACCCATTACGCTTCGGACAATTTTATTCTGTATTTCCTCAAACTTATCTTGCTTGACAAAGGCATTAATGGGTTGTAAATTATTATCATCTAGTTCAAAATATGATATAAAGTGCGTCACAACATAACTATCATGGTCCAACCTTTCGGATCCATTCAAATCTTCATTTCTTATTGCTAAAGTATACTCTGGATGATGGTTTGCAGAGGATATCAATACCGCATAGAACATCGGTTCTGCATTGTGCAATTCACTGGTGGAAATGACTATAGCTGGGTGTCGAAGCAACCCATGCTCATCAGGGAACTTCCAGTTTACATAGACAATCTGCCTTTGATTTACACTTCTCGAAGCCATTTCTCCATGGGTTTAACGGTATGACCTGACGTTGCGTGAAGCAACGAGTGCAAGTCAACGTCCTCGGCATGGATTGTACCAGCAAGGACTTCAGTCGTTTCATTTAGGATTTGCGACAATTCAGCATCACTGCGCTCAATGCGTTGCGACTTGACCTTAGCCTTGCGACGCTTTTTTGACACGTTTAATTTGCCAACCATCACATGCGGAGTAAACTCTGTTTGAGCATCTGTCGTGACGGAAGTACTTAAAGCCGTAGCAGACTGTGTTGCTACCGCACCAGGCATAGCAATAAGGAAAGAAGTAAAAATCCATGTAATTACGCCGCTCTTGTCCATGTCCGTGTTACTTGAATGATTCATATAATTCACCCGCAGTCATATTCTTGAAGAAACTACTCAAATACTCATGAGCATTGCAAACGGTAGTTTTGAACGCACTGCTATCATTAACTGGCACCAAATTATTAATTTGACTTTCAATGATGAAGCCAATATCTTTAGTCTCGGTCAGCTGTGCTGTATTCAGAACCAATCTAAATATTCCAGCCGAGGTCAAATGTCCAGTTCTCAGCCCCAACTCTTTTATGTCGTCTAGGAAATCAGCCTCAATGTTAATGTGAAAATTCTCACTTATGAATTTCAAAACATTGCCTTGTGCTGCAAAATTATATGGAAAGAAATCAACATACTTAAGATTTACTCCTAGCTGCTTGTCATTGTCAAATTTGTAAATTGACATAAAACTATCGACAACAGTAATGACCTCAGAAAGAAATAACCCCCATTCATAGGTGTGTCCAACATAATTAACAGACAATAAGCCAGGTCCTATTTGGAACATCTGATTTTGGTTGTTTTTATGCCTGCATCGATAAACGGGTTTGCCCAATGACATCATGATAGGCATATTGGCATCAGGCAATAAAAACTGAGGTGTACCATATTGCTCATTTAATTTTGAGCACAAGGCACCTGCCATAAGCTGAAATTTTTCAAGTTCAGCTTGTGTGTTGGATTGCCATGTTAATTCCATAATGACTTCCAACAATGGAGCATGTTCAAGCTGTGCCATAAATGCGTATATTAACCCAATAACATATCCATAATCCGCTATAACGCGTTATAGATTAAGTAAATTGTTGATTCGTTTTTTAGGAGAATTTTGCCACATTACTACTATTTGATTTACAAAGGTAAATCGTTTTTCCTCATACACCAAATTTTTAAGCTACAAATTTACCCAAAAGCAGTAAAATGTGGCAAAATGTAGCAAAATGTAGCAAAATGTAGCAAAATGTAGCAAAAAAGTGGTGGTAAGTGGCAAAAAAACAGCGGTAAGTCGCAATTTTGGGCTCAAAAATACATAAAAATGACCAAAAAAACGGCCAAAAATGCACGTTTTTAGGGTATAAATTTTGAACCACAAACACCTAAATGTCTGTAAATCAAGAAAAGTTGTACCAAAAATAAAAAAATAAAAAAACGTTCACACGGAGGGGATCGGAGCCGCTCAGGTTCGTGAAAATAATTACCGCCCGCCGCCTGGGTGAAATGTGAGCCGCCCGGCCGTGATTTGTAACCTGTAACCATGGGAGTGACTTACCGGCGTGGCTCAGTTACATGCCGGTTACATGCCAGTTACATGAAAAGGCCCGCCAGGCTTCACAGCCTTGCTGGTCAAAACAAAATGAAATAAGTACAATATTAGCGTTTTTTGTCTTTGCGGCTGGCCATCCACTGGTCCACGAAGGAGTCGGGCTGCACTTGCGGCGTGCCCTTCATGGCTTGCAGCCACTTGCGCCGCATCATCAGGTACTTGAACGCGTCGGAGAAGTTGGTCGAGAACATGGGCAATTTTTTGGGCTCCAGCTTCTCTGACCGCTTCACCTTGGCCACTATCTTAACATTTGCGCGGTACTTGACCTCGGCCTTGGCCCCCTCGATACTGCTAACCATTTCCCTACAGTTGAGCGCGTCCACCATGAGCGTGGGCAGTGCCTGGTTGTCGCCGCCCATCAGTTCCTGCATGAAGCTGTACTCGGCCGCCTGTTTTATTATGGCCTGGTGTCGGCTCATCAGGTTGACTACCCAGCCGGTGCGATGGCCCGCCGCGTCGATCTCGATAGCGTCCTTAATCTTCCCGGCGTGATCCTCACCCTGTCGCTGGTAGTTATTACCCGCGCGGTCGTAGTAGAGGTTGAGCACTCGGTGCTCGTGGAACTTGAAGAAGTCCAGGAACTGGTCTGCCAGCTCCCTGAACCAGCGCGGCGGTATCTCGTAGAAGTTCTTGTGGACGCGGTAGCGTGTACCGTCGGGCTGTCCTATTACCAAACTCAGCATATTACCGAAGTCCATACCGCCGTCGATGGGCTTAGACTTATCCAGGTACCGGAGCTCGCGGGAGAAGTAGGCGGCCTCACCGCTGGCCGTGCCGTCGGTGTACTTGTGCCGCTCACTGAACTGAACATAAAAACGCAGATCCTTACGAAGTCCAGGCCGTAAACCCAGCACCGATTTAAGAAACTCGTGCAGCTCGAGCGTGCCGTTATAAAGTCGCTCAATATACTCAGGCGTTAAGATCTCTATATTAATCAATGAGCTGGTATTAATAAAAAACGTCTGCCCCTTCCTCATCTTGTGCAGCGCGTGGTCGTACCAATCCACCCGCTTCTTCAGTCTGGCCACCTTGGCCGTGTCGGGGCTGGCCTTGTGCTGTTCGTTCACCAGCTTAATAAGTAAATCATTTCTCAGGCTGGCCGCCTGTACGATCAGCTCCACGCGGTCGGGGTCCATTTCCTTGGCGTACCTGAAGAACCAGTCGTGCTCACCCTCGTTAATGTCGGGCATGTCGGTGGTGATGGTGATACCCAGAAACAGGTGGGACCGGCCGTAGGTGATAGCGTCGCCGCGCAGTATGGGCATGGCGCGGTTGACCTTGGCCTCCTTGGCGTACTTGGCCTCGTCGAAAAAAATATGAATGACCGATTTACCGGCCAGGAGGCTGGGGTTGTCGAGCGATCCCAGAAATAGGACACAGCCGTTAAAGAAGGAGTAAACGTTCTTGTAATCGTCAACGATCACGCTACAGCGTCGCCGCCACGCATCGGGCGGCCGCTTCCCTTTGATGAAGTGCACGTCCTCCACCATGCCCATGAGTTTAAGGCCGTTTTGTACGGCCGGCATGATGTTGTTAGTTAAGTTGCTGTAAGTGTTGGCCACGAAGGCAAAGGCCCCGCCCGGCATATCGTGGACGCAGCGGTAGAGGCGGCGCGCCTGTATCACTGTCGATTTAGCTGTACCGCGCCCGCATATCGCCACAAATATGGTGGTATCTACCCAGTCGGTGAGCACCTGGAGGGTGTGGCCAAACTTCACGTCGATGTCGTCACTGGGTGTCCTCGCTAAATTCTTCGATGTCATGCAATAGGCGTTTTTTAAGCTGGAATTTACTAATACTGGCGTCCTCCTTCAGGCTGTCGCGCACCAGTTCCGGGATCTCCGGTATAGCGTCGATAAGTTTCTCCACCTGTCGGCGGTTGGTGGCCGGCAAGCCCAAGTCGCGGCGGTCGGTGGTGTAGATGATAGTCGGCTGTTGGTTAAGCAGCTCGTCGGGTATTTCCGGGGTCTGTTCGTCGAAGCAGCCCCGCAGCTCGGCGGCCAGCTTGATGTATCGCAGTGCCTCGCGTGGCTTACCCTGTATAAATAGCAGGTTGGCCCAGTTCTCCAGGCGTTCGGCGTAAAGGTTGGAAAAGGCGCGCGGGCGCACCTCATCCTGAGCCCAGAAGAAATTTATCGCATCGGTATATACACGGCGCGCCATGTAGTCGGTAAGGCCGTAGGGCTGTGACTTCAGCAGCCTGATAATACCGGCTTTTGTCACCAGTTTGTCGTTGATTTTCACGCGTGCCCTTAGCCCCCTCACCATTTCCATGAGGTCGTAATAACGCCGTTCAGCTTCCGGGAGCGCGTCGAGCGTGCCGGTACTCAGCACCTTCTCGATACGCTCCAGGCTCACGTCCTCGAAGTTGAAGCGGGCGGGCTTTATGTCAGTTGTAGAGGGTAAACTCATCGTCGTCCATTTGTTCGATCATGTTATTAAACTGGTTACGCCGCTGCACGTCCTGAAGCAGTTTAACAGCGTCCACGTTGCCGGCTTCGGCGGCTTCATGTAGTTTGATCTGTGGGGCCGCCTTGGTCTGTGTGATAGCCTGAAGCATGAGCACGGCCACCGCTGTGCCAGGCACGGCCGCGTCGCGCAAAAACAGCAGCATGTCGTCACGGTCCAGGCCCAGGGCGATGGCAATGCTCTTAGGGGTGTAGCCCAGGGCGGCCAGCCTTTTGATGTCGGCCGCCTGTTCCTCGTCGGGCCTGAACAATTCAACGGGTATTATATCTTCGTTGTGCATCCTCGATCCGTTTAAGTGCCTTAAAATAATAGCCCTCGTCCTGTTCCATGAGCACGAAGTGGCGGCCGCTCTCGATGGCTGCCACGGCCGTGGTGCCTGATCCTCCGAAGGTGTCGAGCACCACCCCCCCCACCGGCGTGCTGTCGGTAATGAGCTTCTTAATGAGCGCGACGGGTTTCTGTGTGGGGTGCACCTTCTCGCCGTCGGTGGTTTTCGCTCCGCTTGAAAACGCCTTAATACCCGATATAATGTTGGTGGCTCCTATACTCTTACCCTTGCCCACATGAAATAAAATTAATTCATGAATGAAGGCGTAATGGTTGCCGGGCCCGCTCAGCTTATCCCAAACCAGCATATTAGACGCGCCCAGCACGCCGTCGAAAAGCGGGTAATAAAACGCGTAGCCCCTCCAGTCGGTGAAAAAGTAGATACAGGCCTCCGGCTTCTTCACGCGGTTGAACTCATTAAATAACTCGCGGTAAAACGGTTTACAGATACTTAGGTCCTTAAAATTCCCCTTCTTGCCGTTGTGTGTCATGCCCAGGAAATAGGGCGGGTCGGTAATTATGCAGTCGACGCAGCTGTCTGGAAGCTGTTTAATAGCCTCCAGGCAGTCGTCGTTAATTATCACGTCTATATATTTCATCTATCTGGTTAATTTGTTCAGTGAGCGCGTCGCGCCTGGTTTGAAGCTCATACACCCAGCGGCCCACCTCTGACCTGTCACACGGATGGGAGGACCGGCGGTTGATGGTGGCCCACCGCTGAAGGTCGGCGGCCACCTTATCGCGTTGGGCAATTAATTTTTTTTTCGTTTCTCCAGCTCAGCCTTTACGGCCGTTTTCTTGGCTTCCCAGGTTGCCAGGGCGGCGGTGGCCGCCTCGATCTTCTCCTGGTTCTTTTCGGCCTGTGCCTCCTTCAGCCTGGCCTTCTGTTTCGACGTGTTGGCGGCCGCGCTGTTCATGAGCCGGGACAATTCCAGGTCGCTGGCCTTCTCCAGTTCCTGTGCCTCCTTCATGGCTTTAACTTTCTCGCACTTGCCCAGGAGCTCGCGGTTCTCGCGGTAATACTCAAGTTCTTCCCAAATTTCGCGGTTAGCCAGGTAGTTCTCGACGGTCTTTTCGGCCAGGTCGGCGGCTTTCTGTAGGTCGGCGTCGTCTGGCAGATCCACCAGGGCGGCGTGTGCCTCCTTGTATTTACCCAGGGCGGTAAACATGTCGGCCACCAAAATCTTCAGGATGTCGGGGCAGTCGGGCTCATTCAAAAACGTGAAGCGTTCACGGAAACGGATCATTTTAGCCACTGGCTGTGATATGGCCTTATATTTTTCTTCAGCTTCTTCGAGCTGTTCCTCCAGCTCGTAGATACGGTCCTCGTTTTCTTCGCTGTAGAGCACGCGGTCCCTAAATTCATCGGTAAAAAGTTCGTCAACCGTAACGCCCAGGCTGTGGGCCAGCTCCATGAGCTCGTCGTCGGGATCCTTGCGCGCCGGTTCCTCGGGTTCGGCCGGCTTAGGTGCTGCAGCCTCACGTTTGAGGGCTTTAAATTCGGCGGTGCTCAGTCCGGCCAGCTGTCGCAGTTCCTCCACGAGGGTGGCTTTCAGGTCGGCGGTTTCCGGGCGGCGCATGAATGTCTTACGCAGCATAAGGTTGCGGCCATGCTTCAGGTATAGAGCCACACCGGCGGCCCATGGGCGCGGACCTTTAAGATAGTCGATAATTTCCTGTATCATCTTAATTTTAGTTTTAGCCCAAAAATTTAAATAACGGTTATCGTTATGTTAGTTTTTCGGGAAAAATTTAACTTGTCCGGCCCTTCATGTCGAAAAATACCGGTTTTATTAACACGATACAAAATTACCGTTTCGGTAATTACCGCAAAAAGACAAAGAAGGCGGCCAAAATCGGTCGCCTTCTTCCGGGGAGTGTAAAGGATGGTAACGGTGAAAACTTCCTTTAAGGTTCGTAACGGCTTTGCTCGATCCAAATATATTGGCCTTCGCCTGTGGCTGCCTTCTTGAAGCAGCGCAGGGTGAGCTGTGCACCCTCTGAGCCGGTCCAGGCGCGGCCATCTTTGAGGATAAACACGTTGTTAGCCGCCACGGTGGGAGCGGTGCCAGAACATCCCAGGAGGGTGATAACGGCACCATGTGCGCCGCCGTCAACGTCGTTGATGGCTGCCTCGCCGCTGGTGAGCTGGTACTGGCCTTCGCCGGCGTAATTGATTTTAATCACACCGGTGGCCACGGTGGCCACTGGCTCAGCAAGTGGCAGGGTACCGTTGTAGATAGCCACGTCGTCGCCCTTCATCGCTTGGGTGAGGGTCATCTCGTTGGTGTTCTGCTCATTGTTGCCGGTGTAGGAGGTGGTGAGCCTCATAGGGTTGCAGGGGCTGCCCACCATGTCGGTAGGCTTGCCGCTACAGTAGCGCACGGCGGCAATGAGGTTGCGGCCGGTATAGTTGGCCTTAAACTCGCGGATAGCCTGGTTGTTGCCAGGGTGGTTGAACTTGACGCTTGGGGTGAAGCCTTCAGCGTCGGGGTCGCCTTCGCTCGCGCTGGTAATTTCCACGGTTCCGGGGGTCATGTAGATCTCCACGCCGTAGCATCCTGGTTTCATCACGATATTTTCTTCAATCACCACGCCCGCGTCGTTGCGCTCAGGGAAATAGGCGATATCGTCAACGTCGTAAATTACCATTAAGTCGCGGGGCTGGATCCCTTTGCCGGGGTTACCGGTTGGGCGTGTCACGCTCGCTTTAATGTAACTCATATTATTAACCAAATTTATTAATTCAACAATAATTTACAGTGAAAAAGGGGCCAGGCTTGCCAGCCCCTTTATATGAAGGATCAGCCGCGGGCTACCTCGTAGAACTTGTTGTCCTCGGCCTTCACCAGCTTGATAAAGTGGCCCTCGCTCAGCGTCATGGCTGCGGTGAGGACAAAATTACCGCTGTTGGCAATAGTCGAAGCGTTGGTGCTTCCATTTCCGTAGATGGTGTAAAGCTCACCCACTACCGCGTCGTCCAGTGCGGTGATCGCAGTAGCCTGGGTGTTGGTTCCGGTAACGAATACCGTAGCACCGGCCACGCTGGGCGTGGTGTCGTCGGCCGCAAACTGGTAAGCGTCGCTCGACGCGCTGCCGCGTGAAATCTCGATAAACTTGCCGTCGCTTCGCTTCATGAGCTTGATCCAGTCGCCTTCGGCTGGGCTCCATGCCGCTGAAATGAGCGAGAATTTGCCCGACTTGGCGATTGTTACGCCCTTGTCAACGCTGCCGCACTTCAGGGTGATAATTTTACCCTCCTGGGCGTTGTCGATGTCGGCAATAGCAAAAGTCGATGAGTTCTTGGCGGTCACGATGCTGGTGTGCAAAGTGGCGTCGGGGTTGGTGTCAGGCTCAGAGGTCACGAAGAAGGTGTCGGGGCGGTCGTACTCGTTTACCCAGATCAGCTGGCGGGTTCCGTCCATCTTGCTCTTGTCGGTGTACTTGTAACCGACGGCGCGGGCCCAGATAGACTCCTTCCAGTTGCTCCATACCTTCAGGGTCCAATCCTGTTGCTCAATAGAGAAGCGGGTCATCTCGCCGGGCAGGTGCTCGAAAGTCTTGATATTTCCCTCCAGCGTCCAGATAAGGCGGTGGTGGTTGTCGGCGTTTGGTACGGCTTTAATCAGCACGCTGGGGTACTCCTTCACGTACATGATATCGGCCTTATAATCCTGGTTGGTGCCGTAATGAGCCTCGTTGTACTTGTGGTACCACACAATCATGTGTGAAGGCATGTAAAGACGTAGCTGGCCGCTGTCGCGGATCTCGGCGGGTATCTGGCTGGTGGCCTGGTAGATTTTCTCGCCGATATTGGCCACGCTCAGCGCGCCCAAAACGAAGGGTTTGATCTGGTAAACGGTGTTACCGTTATTCACGTCAACGAAGCCGTCCACTTTCTTACGGATAAACTCGTAGAGGCCGTCGGCGGCTTCCATGGCCCTACCTGGCTTGTTAAGGTCGGGGTCCTTGCGTACACCGTTCACGCGGCGTTGCTCGCGCTCGTTGTGCAGCTTCTTGGCGGTTTCACTGAGCAGGTACTCAATAAACGACCATTTGATTGGCTGGCTGCCTTCCAGGTTCAGCGAGCCGATCCAGGTGCGCTCCAGCTCTTTGAGGTTGGTAAACTTATGCGCAAACATAACGCTGTACATTCGCAGCGTTTCGTTGTCGAAGTCGTAGCCGCCTTTAACCACGTTGTCGAAGTCGCTGGCGGTGTTGTCGGCCTGTGAGAACTCACCCAGCCAAACGTTTACCAGTGTGGCAAGATCCTGGTAGCCGCTTTCCAGCGGGAAGATCGACTCGATGGTTGGGAGGTTGAACAAAAGCGACTGTAAACGCTCTTGCCATGGGATGCGGTAAAACGCTCCCAGGTCGTTCTGGAGGCGTGAGTAGTCAGTCGACGAAGCGGCGGGAGCTGTGAGCATGATACCGCGGCGGGCCAGAAGGGCGGCGCGGGCGCGCTGGTTGTACGCACTCTCCATGCTGTACATTTCGCCGGCGATACCGGCAAGCTGCTCGGTGTCGTCGAGATTAAACGCCTGGGCGGGTGTTCCAGCTTGGTGCTGTGCGCCCTTGCCTGGGTCGTTCTCGGCTGCCTCGCTCAGGGTCTTAACTTTCTCCTGAAGGTTGGCAATTTCCTTAGTTTTCTGGGCGAGGGCGGCCTTGTCGGTCGCGTTGGTCGCCTGAAGGTTGGCAAGATCCTGCTGCGCCTGTGCCAGCTGTGTGGCGGTCTGGCTCAGCAAGCCACGGAGGGTGGCAAGCTGCACGCCTTCGGGCTCGGGCTCGGCCTGGGGTTCTGCCTCCTCCTTGAAGTCCTTAGCCAGGGCGTTGGTGAAGCCGGTAAGGAATTGGTCGGAGAAGCCCATGCTTTTGAGCTTTTCGCGCTCCTCATCGGTCACGATCTTAACGCCTTGCTCATTCAGGGCCCACTCTGATAGGCCCAAAATCGCCAGGATAGTGGCGGCAAATGATTTGAAATTAAATCGCATACGATTAAGAATTTAATTGTTTATAACTATGTTAATAACTCGCTATTTATAAAAATAAGGCCTGTTTATAGGTCTTATTTCTTACGTTTTAGACCAAATAAGGCGTTTTTTCATAATTCAAACGCTTAATTTGTCGATCTCCAGGGCGGTGGATCGTCCCAGCACCCAGGCCACCGCGTCCTGTAGTGTTCCCATCTGGTCGATATATCCCAGCTTGACGGCTTCGTCGCCGGTAAATATCTGGCCGCGGAAAAGCGGGAGCTCCGGGTCGTAGTCAATTCCCAGGTTATCGGCCACGGCATTGGCAAAAGCCTTGTGGAGGGCTTCGAGGTGCTCCTTAATCGGCCCTTCGTCGCCTTCTTCCAGTGCTCGCGTTTCGTGGTTCTTCAGGTCGGCGGTATCTGGGTAAATGTCGCGGACCTCTATGCCGTTCTTCTTAAAATACTCCTTAAAGCTGGCCCACGTCACCATCACGCCCACGCTGCCCACCTCGCACAGTGGTGAGGCAATGAAGGTGCGGTCCACGCTGGTGCCCAGCCAAAAATGCGCGCTTGCCATGGTACCGGCCACGAAGGTGGCCACCGGTTTGGTCATGGCCTTTAACATGGAGGCCACCACATCGACGTGGGCCACCATGCCGCCGGGGCCGTTGATCCACAGCACCGCGCCGCAAATTTTTGGGTTTTCCTCTACTTCCTGGATCATTCTCTCCAGGCGGTAAGTTTCCCAGCTCAGCAGCACGCCTTCGAGCACGATAACGGCCACGCTGTTTTCGGGCAGTGTGTCGTCGTCGAGCTCCCAGCGGTTGGCTATATTGGTGGGAAAAGCGGCGTAAATGTTCACGCCGTATTTATTGAGCTGTGCCTCGGCCTGGTCCAGGTTGCCACGGATGATGCAAGGCATAAGCAGCGCGCAAAATGCCTCGTAGTCTTTTGGAGCTATGGCCCAGTTGCCGGCAAAAATTTCCTGTAGTCGCTTCACTTTTATTATTTTTACCGCAAAACTACTAAAGTGGCGACGACACAAGAAGGACTAAAGCCGGTAAATCATTCGGCAAGGTAGGGGTTTGGCGCGATATTGTCACCCTCCAGCTGGCACTCATAAAGGCCGCCGGTGATTGTGTAGGAGAAAACAAGCGGGAAATCGATATCGCCCGCGACCTTCGTGTTGCCCTGTTCATCTACATAGATAGCCACAAGTGGCAACATTCTTAGGGCCTCCAGCATTGCGGTGCGTTGCGGGCTCACCTGTCCCAGCTTGAAGGCAATAACCTTCATATATTTGCCTTCTTCCATCGTGTCGGTGGGCGTGATCGAGCCCGGTACCGCCTTCAGCTCTGTGCCATCGTCGAGCGACAAAATATAGGCTTTTCCCTGAAGCACTCCCAGCGAAACGATATTTTTAGCGTTCAGGACGCGCAAAGAATGGGCCCCCGAAACAATCAAGTTAGAACCGTCTTTTAATTTCATTGTGTAAATATTTGATAGTCAATAACTCAGCATTTTATGGCACTTTTTACCGCAAAAAAAGGACAAAACGGCCCACAAAGTAGGTAATTTTTAGGGCTGTTTTTTTGCCTTTTTGTAGGATCTTTTCTTGGAGCGGCGCAAACTGTCACGCCACCGCTGGTAGTTCTTCAGCATAGCGTCCTCCGAAATGCTTGTAATGTCATAACGGTGCATGAAAATAAAAACGCTGTCGATAAACCTAACGCCGCGCAGGTGCTTGTTCTCGTCCATGAAGTCGTGGAGCTCAGCCCACAACATCACCCGCATGCGCTTCTCCAGGATCTTGACGGCCTTCTCCGAAAAATAGTTATAATTCTCTGGTGACTTGCCGCACTTCTTGTTTGCCTCGCGTCGATCAGGAAGGCAAAAACACAGGTTCCCGGTGTCGGTTCCGGCTGAAGCCGGGCGGCGTGCCATGAGGTCGTAAATAGTAACGTAGATATCGAGCGACGGCGGGAAGTGTACCGCGCCATCGTCCGGGCTGTAATATTTACCGATAATATACTCAGCAATATAGGGCTCAACCTGTATTTTAGCCGTGATCATTTAGCAAAAAGTGGGGAAATAACGCACAAAGATAGGCAAATAATTCCATACTTCAGCAGTGACCACTTCAAAAGTTTTCCACCATTGCCTCTGGGTGCCAGGACAATGGGCAAAAATACCAGTAGGGTAAATAATTCCTGTTGTCATTTTCCTGGGCGAGGTCTATATCGTTACAAAATTTTCGTAACTTCGTAACCGACTCTTAACTTGTTGTAACTTAGTAACTTTGTAACGTTACAAACCACTGCAGCCGATTTGTAACGCCCTTTTCCGGTTTGTAACCGTCGCCCCGCTGCACCTGTTTTCGCCCCCTTTTTGCCATCGGTTACAATCCCGAAAATTTTTGTAACTTTCTGTAACCGCATTTTGTAACCATTTTTGTAACTCCTAACCTCTTCTTTTTCAATTCTTTTCCTTTTCCTCGGACAGTAGTTACAAAGTTACAATAATTTCGAGTAAAAAAAGGGGGTGGGGTATGGGGAGGACTGGCCCCGCAGGGCAAAAAAAGAGCCGCCAGCCATCGACGGCCGCCGGCTCCCAACCTTAAAACAACTTTCGTTATTACCTTAAAAAATTACCTTATTGCTCTACTTAAAAAATACCTTATTTGCTCGTAGTCCACTCAGGATCCTGGCCAGGATGGTGGTAAAATGTGCCGTAGCCATCCTCCACCACACTATCCGGGTAACACTCGCAGTCGATCGCCGGCAGCGTGTCGGTGCTCCGGGCTTCAGGATCGGCGACGGTGCCGCTGCTTGCCGTGGTGGAGGCGGCGGGCTTCTTGTCCCTGAGCCCCCCGCCTAAAAACATCATGAAAAGGCACACCACGGCCACGGCGATAAGTACAATTTTTAAAACGGTATCGAAAATATTAATTTTTTTCATAGTTTGTTGTTATTGTAGTAGTTTTAATAATTCTTCTGCTTTCTCTCTTTTGGTGAACCCCTTAACATCTACCCATCTGGATTTAAATAGCCCCTCTTTCAACACCTGAACAAAATAGCCAGTGTAAGGAATACAACCGCCACCCGGATAACATGGGTATTTGCTTATTATTCTATATTTCGGCATTGTACAATTTTATTAAAATGGGCACGCCTCTGGGTCGTTGCTCGGTCCCATGCCGCCGTCGTTGCTGCTGTCGAATAATTCTGCCTGTTTCGGCTCGGCTGGCTTGGGAGGCTCGGCCACCTTCTTTAAATAAATCATGTCTTTGGCCGCGCCGTCCACCTTCTTAACAATGCGGCGGCCTGGTGCGTTACACAGCTCGGCGGGGTTCATTTCCTTGACGTAGGGACAAAGGGCCACAAAAGCCTTCAGCGACTTGGTAAATTTCTGCATGGTGATCTTATTAACGCCGGCAAATATCTTGTAGGCGTTAAATGCGTCCTCTCGCACGATCTCGCGGTCCATATTGCCGGAGTTCTCAGCAAAATAGTAGTTTGCCCAGTCCTCGAAGTTCGCGCCCATGTCGGCCTTGTATTTGCGTTTGACGATGTTGCCCATGGGCGGGAGCAACTTAATACTTTCACCGGCCAGGCTTAAATAAAATTTCGTGCACTGGAGGAAAAAATTAATATCCTCGTTCCACTCCTGTTCCGTGTAGCTCTGGCCGAAAAGATCCTTACCGAAATCGTCACGCACGCCGCGCGTTTCGTTATAGTCGTTTATTTCGGTCTGTATATGGTAGTAATCACCGAAAACCATATAAAGAAGGCGCGCGTCGGTCGATGGGTCGAAGTTATAAGGCACGTAATTTGTAGAAAATGCCAGCTTTGGGCTGTCCTTAAACGGTATGTTATAGGACTGTGAATATTTCGGGTTTACCGTCATTTCGCTGGTAATAAGGTCATAGAATAAACCTATATTAAGGTAGCGGTCGCAGTCGTCAATAAACAGCAGGTCGGTGTGGCGCGTTACTTGCTCATTCCAGTGGTTATTATCCATTAATTTGGGGTTGCGGCCGCTCAGCTTCACGCTGCTCAAAAACTCCTTAATGAGCGCGAAAATAAGCGATTTGCCGCTTCGTCCGTTGCATTCTCCCTCGTCGTCGATCTTGTTGTCCATGGCATAGGGGGCCCACGCCCTGGATGGTGATTTGAAGCGGTGGAGGGTGTAGCCTATCGTGAACAATTTATTTAATAAATTCTGCTTTTGCTCCTCGATCTGTGCTGGTGTCAAGTTCGGGCCCTCGATGTCAAATTTATGGGCTCGGCGGTATTCCTCTGCCTCGTCGATACTCAGGGACTCCAGGCTTGTTTCCAGCTCCTCCCGCCAGTAAATGCGTGAAGTGTTGATTATATAGCTGAACACCTTGGAGGCCGTGGAATTAATTTTAATATCAAATTTCGGCTTTTCTCCGCTGTCGTCGCGTGTTACTGTAAACATGTCCGGCATGAGCTTAACTCGGTGCTGTAATACGTTTTTGTCCCAAACATAGTGGTTCAGCCCTGTGCTGGTTCCTCGGTGTTCCAGGATCTCGCGCCCTGTCACCTCGATACTGGAGCCGGTAAAGAAAAATATTTGACTGGTGGCCGTGTGGTTGGTAAAGTCTAATTCTATTTGTTTCATATTCTCCAGTACAGCGTCACCCAGGCGCGGGGTGTACATGAGCACGTTACGAAGCTCACGCGGCAAATAGTTTTCTTCGCTCCATGTGTGTACAAATTCGCGTATTTCGGCCGTGCCCACATTCTGCACTATGTTGCCGGTTATGTGTATAAACTGGGACGTTCCGGCCATGCTGTCATGGAGCTTATAAAAGCCGTTAAGGCGAAGGAAATAGAGAAGGCAAACAGCGTCGACGGCGTACTCCTTCGTTTTGCTCTTTACGTTAAACTTCTCCGTCCAGAATTTCGCCGGCAATGCTACCGCGATCAGGTTCTTAAAGTCGCGGCCCTCATTACGTAGCTCGATCCAGTCCCTGAAGTCCTTACGCGGTTTGCCGCGGCGGTCCCTGTAGTTGCTCAGCCATTCAGGCAGCCACACGGTGTGGATGTCGAGAAAACGCAGGGCCAGCTCCGTGCCTTTGGCCTTGCCGGTTGCGTCGATGTCCGGGATATTGTAGAGAACTTCCACGTATTTGGTAATTTCTCGGTACTCGCGGTCGCTCAGCTTATAGGTTTCTGAGTTAAACCAGATAGGGTGGTAGCCCAGCGACTTGACGCAAATAGCGTCACGCTCACCGCTGCAAATAAAAGCCTCTGGCAGCTTCTTCTCCTTGTAGGGCTTGCCCTCGTTCACTGGGTCGCGGGCCCATTCTGCCTCCTCCCTGTCGTTCATTTCGCGCCATGCCTTACGCAGCTCAGTGAGGCCGTTAATATAGTCTTTCGGCTTCACGCCTTCAGGTGTGTAGCTAAATCGCCACTGCTTATCGGGGTTTAATGGCTCGTAAATCTTATAAAATTTAACTTCCGGTTTGTCGCCGTGTGCTTCCTCGACCAAACACTCGCGCATAAAGATGGGATAAGTGGGGGTCGAGTGCTTCTTCTTTATTTTACGGTTCTTAACCGGCAAGCTCACCCAGTCGGCCAGGTACCAGTGCAGTGCCTTCATGTGCTCCAGCTTAACGCGTGGGCCCATCACGGCCAGGTGGTCGGGCGTGAACTTCTGGGACAGCTCAAAATAACGCTTTCCCTCCGCTTCGTCCTGGTTGGCCGCCCTCTCGCTGAACTCCGGGCGGTTCACGTTCCTGTTAAGCTCATCGGTAACATTGAAAAGGCCGGCCAGCTTCACGATCGCCTCCGAAAAGCGCAAATTTTCTATTTGCTGGCACATTTCCAGCGGGTCGTGCTCGCGTGCGTCGTCGCCGAAATCTATAAACTTCCACACGCCGTTCTTGCCTTGCCTGAGCATGGCCGACGCGTCGTCCTCACTGTCGCGGGCTTTAAATTTCTTCTTTGTGCCCGCACAGTCCCGCGCCTGTGGGAAGTAGTAGAGTAAAATATCGAGGCCGTTGTTTGTGGCCTCGTATAGCATTTGCGGGGTTATCATAACGAAATATGTTTAAAGGTTGGTAACTGCATTTTCGCACAAAGAAACAACGACGCAAAGAACCGATAAAAGACTACCTACCCCCCCCATTTTTGTAAATAGCGGCATTAGGCTGTATTGAATATTAAAGCCCAGGGCCCTGGATCTTTTCTCCATGAGGGGCGACCGGTTGCTATCATCGTCCGGGATGGTGCAACAATTATCACGCCCAGCAAAATGATAGCCTTTCTTTTTCATTTTGTAACGAAGTCCGTAAACTTTGCGTTTATGTTTTCTTTGTTCGTCGGTCATACTTCTGTCTGTTTTATGTCATTTTGGTATATGTCGCAAAGTGTGTTATAAATAATATCGGGGACTTTATCCTCGTAGCCTGGCACGTCGGTGAAGTGTATAAGGCTGAATTTATAATTATTGTCCTCGACGTTGTTAGTAACCTTGTAGAGCTCCACGCGTTCGTCGCCGTCCATGGTGCGAACTACCGCCTTCTTCTTATCGTCGGCCGGTACCGCCAGGATCCAGCGGTGGGCGATGTGTACCAGTTTCGCCACCTGGTTGGGAAACGCCCCAAACTTGTAAATTATAATTCTCATAATAGTTTTTACGTTATTATTTTGATAATTCAAGGTTTTTTAAGTTCATTTTCAATGAACTCTTGCAGCCAGTCAATGAAGCCGTATACACCACCATCGGCGGTTTCCATCTTCTCTTTGATGGTTTCTAAAATTTGGTTTCGTGTCATAGTTTTCTAATAATGTTATTTTTAAATATTGCTTTTTTACACAGCCGACGGCCACCACTCTTTCGCCCATCAGCGGCGGCCACCGGTCTGGTTATTAAAATACTTGTCTTTGCGCGATCTCGTTAATTTTAGCTTTGTGCAGCTCAGGGATGCGGCACTTGCCTTTTCTCCAGTTGTCCAGTGTTGTGACTGGTACCAGGCACGCCTCCAGTATGGCGGCCAAAATTTGCCTGTAGTCACCATGTGGGACACTATTAAGCCAGGCGGTAAGTTTCTCACCGTCGAGCCGCGCCTGTGTCACGGCTGTGGAATTTTTTACCCTATTTTCTTGCATAGTTTACTTAAAAAGCGTAATTTTACCCTGCAAAGGTAGAATTATTTACCCGAATAAGGTAAATAATTCCTGTTAAAAAATGTTTAACAATAACGACAAAATGAACTAAGTATGGCTAATTTTCTGTTAATCCGTAATTTATGCGAAGCAAAAGAAATCACTATTAGAGAGCTTGCGCGACGCATTGGCCGTGACGAGTCCACCATTCAGTCAGCAATTAGGCGGGGCACAACAAACACAAAGACGATAGAAGCTATCGCCGCGGTGCTCGAAGTGCCTGTGGGTTACTTTTTCGACAGTGAGCCGGTAAAGGTGGCCGGCTCGAAAAATCTGCCAAACAACAAAGAAACGATCGAGTACCTGAAGCAGATTTTGGCCGAAAAAGAACGTACTATAAAGATCCTAATGGACGAGCGTAACTTCCTTAAATAA